CGCACTAGGTGCTGGTAATAGCACGGGGGGATATGGAGTTGGTTCCGCGGAAATTAAATATTCCGCGGGAATAGTCCAAGTCTTTGGCTCTTCGCCTTCGGCTGAGTATGTCGCTTTAAATTGCATCTCTTTTCTCTACTTTCTAAAGTTTATTGTTAACCACTATCTCGCTCAACTCTCTTATGCTCTCGAGATCTGAGCTAAAATTCCATTCTTTCGAGACGGTCTCACCGACGATTTGGCGTTTCTTGCTGATTAGTTCGTGAAAGAACATGTCCACCGTGCCACGGGCTATAAAGTATGTGACGGTCACCGCACTGATCTGGCCGTTCCGGTGAAAGCGGCCCTCAAATTGTTCTTCATCAGCCGCGTTCCACGCCCTCTCTAACACGAGGGCGTTGGCGCAATTTTGTAAATTCAAACCCTCGCCACCGGATTTCATGTTGAGGATGAGAAGTCTGATGTCATCGCGCATAAATGCTTGAACGATTCGATCTTTCTTCATTGCGCTATCTTCCCCGCTTAGGGATTCACAAGCGTAACCACCGCCCTGAAATATGTATTTCAACGTGTCGCGTACCACGGTGTGATGAATCCCGATGCATAGGTTCTCTTCTGTCGAATCTAAATGTTCTTGAGCAAATTCAATGGCATTTTGGCATTTAGATTCACCTGTGATGGCTCTTAATTTAGCTAACCAACCCAAGAGTGTTGTGGCGTTCTTAGCTTCGCTCGGATCGTTCAAGTAATTACTGAACATATCCAGAGCTTTGTTATAGCTGCCCTTTAGCTTTTCATCTTCTATCTCGACATACACAAAGTTACGTGATAATGGAGGTAAGTTGGTGAGAACTTCATGTTTCTCCCTACGGAGAATATACTTTGAAGTTAGATCTTTAAACTTCTGTAAGTAGTAGGGGTTAATTCGAGTCCACTGATACTTATCGTTTTGCATGAGCCATCGCTTGCGAAAACGATCTAGTGAATGGAATGTTCCGGGATCTAAAAGGTTTAGAATCGTGAAGTACTCATCAGCTTTATTTTTAATTGGGGTGGCGCTTAACGCAATTATGTGCTCGATATCTAGATTCTGAATATACGTGATGAGATTTATAGTTCTCTTCGAGGACGGATTCTTATAGTTGTGAACCTCATCTAGAATTATGGTTTTAATTCCCAACACTCCAAGTAGGCCAGTCTTTTCTAACTCTTCTTTCTTGAGTCTCGTAAATAAATCCATGCTCATCACATAAGCATGGAAGCCGGGAATTAGATTAGTTCTTGATGTTACTGGCATCACGCGCATCGGAAGTGAGTCGCACCATCTACGGAATTCTTCACTCCACTGATAAATGAGACCACCCTTAACTAGAATTAGCGCGGGGAATGCCTTCTCACGATTCTCTCGTAAAGCTATTAAAGCCTGAATAGTCTTTCCGAGTCCGGTCGCATCTGCGATCAGACATCTCAAATTAGATTGTTCTATAAATTTAACACCTTCGGTTTGAAAATCGTAACTCTTCATGGTGCTGTCACAGCTCGTATAACTCGCTGCGTCACAATTTGTTAGGGGAGTTGCTTCATGTGAAGGTGTTAAATTTAAAATCTCCTGTGGAGATGGGATTTCAAATCCATTTGAAGCGGGGAGTAGGCCGCGCGGGGTGGGGGTGGGCGCGGCCATCACTTGTATAGGGGTCGGTGGCGGGGTCGAATTTGGCTCTAGGATGGCTTGAGACGAGTCGGTGAGCGCGGGTTGACCCTCCGCACCCTCCGCAGGCGCGGCCACCACAGAGACCGGAGACGAAATCACATTATTTTCGTGAGTTCCATTTCCGTTGAAATGAGTGTTAACATGACCACACTTAAAAACCACGTAGAGCGTTTTACCAACGGGGATTTTAGTTTGGACCTCTTTGCGGCCACAATTACTACAAGATTCAGCTAACTTCATATTTTCTATTTTAATTTATTCGTTGGTTTAGTTGAGTAAATAGTTTTGTCAAAGTGACGAGCCACATAAAGAGACGTAACTCCGTAATGTTTCTTCTCAGAGTTTAATTTTAGAAGAGACGCTTTAGATCTCGCCATCTCTCGACAGTTCGAGATTTGAGAGACGCTTCGATTTAACTTCTGTGCGATCTCAGGTCCATTGAGACCACTTTTAAATAGCTCATAGACTTGAGATTCGAGTGGAGTTAGTTTTGGAGCTTTACGTTGGAGGAGTCGCATTTCAAGTAAAGGACTTTACTTTGACTTTTCCCATAGGGACCGTCGTGTCTACTGTAACCAGTCCCAATTCTTCTCCTTCCCTCAGAATTTGGATATAGGGAGATTCGTAAGATCCGCCCTTTATAAAGACAGCCTCGAAATATCCGCAGTCAACAGTAAGTGTATTCAAAGCATCTAGCCTGATGGTAGCTTCGGTTATAGTCATCTACTCCTCCTTTAGTTCTCTTTCTTGATCTGTAATTTTAGAACCATATCACGCGCCGTTGCGAAGTCACATCCAAGAGTTCGTTGGATCTTTTTGATCCCTTTGAACACCATCTTGTCGATGGGATCAATGCCGGCGGTGACGGGATTTTTGATTTCATCACCCTGTGCGTCGATGTGAATCTTTCCGTTGATCTTTGCGCTCTTTTTGGCTCTGAGATTTTCTGTGTTTTCTTTTAGTTTGAGTAGATCCGTTTCGACTTCGACTTTAATTTTAGTTTTCGACAACTCTCTGGCGAGTCTAGAAAAAAGTGCGAGATGAGTCTGGCAAGTGTCAATCCATGAGATCGCATCTTCTAGTGTGCAACCCTCGAATCGTGAACGCTGAACTTCTAGAAAGTCTTTAATTTCATGTCCGTCTGCCGTAGGGATATACGTCCCCGAAGGTGGAGCGTTTACCATTACGAAACAAGTACGAAATTGATTCGATAAGTTCTGGAGTTGATTCAAGTCGTTTTGGGCCTCCTGAAGAGAGGCCCGCGCGGTGTTGAGTGATGTTGTTAGTTCGCCCATTTTTGAATCTCACTAAATCGCCGAAGGCGATTTGAACATCCGTTCTAGTTCGTTTACGCTCATTTGTTCACGTTCGTGGGAGCGGCCGGCTTCAAACATAAGTAGAGTGAGCATGACGACCGGATCAATGTCGAGATGCCGTGCGAGTTTAGTGGAGAGGCCCGTCACGGTGTCGATCATGCCGATCATTTTATGCGCGACTTCAGGAGTTACGTTTCCATCAGCGCATCCATATAGAGCGTGATCGTCCAGAACTTCGACGCATCGTTTAGGATCGGCTAGAAGTTTCGTCGCGGCAGTCATAAAAGGCGAGCCGAATTCTGCGAGTATCGTGTCGAGTTCTCGGTTTAACTTCTGTTGTTCCATTTTATTTATGCTCCGAATTTAGTTCTTGCTTCAATTAATTCTTTGTAGTGACGATTCGACATTTCACGTTCTTCTTTAATCTGGCGATCAAAAAGAGCATCAACATCACTTTTATGCTCTAGCTTCCAAACGTAGGCCGCTGGCGTCATGTTGGCCGCGCCACGACCTTTGTAATACATCCCTTCAATTTTAATTGAAGTGTCGAGTTCGCCCTCGGTGCGATGTCCGGTAATTCCCGGTGCTGCAATATATACTTTTTGCAATGTGTTTCTCCGGTATCTGTGTTTTTCAAAATTTCATTCGTTTTCGGCCTCCCCTAAGCCGCTTAGGTATGTTTTTGACCCTTTTTGGCGGTTTGGGGGTGGTTCTTAGGTAGTATAGGGGTGGTTTGACCCCCAGTCAAGAGGAAAGTTAAAAAAGTTAAAACGAGCGGGGTCATGGGCTTACAGCGAGCGGAGCGAGCAACCCCCTACCTACCCCGAAGGGGGTGGTCTGAAAGGGTGGTTTATGAATGAACTTTAATGTGGCAAAAAGGGGGTTTTGGGGCGCGTAAGTCCTTTAGAATCAAGGGCTTCTCCGCCATAGGTTCTAAAAAGATTAAAAAAAAATAATATATGTTAACTACCAATAATGAAGCTTTATACTTTAAAACCAATAAGTGCTTTAGAATCAACCACTTAACCCACATTAAGGGTTATTCATTTTCCAGGGGTCGAGGGGGGGGGGGGTCGACCTAGGGAGAGAGTTTTAGATGTTGACTTTGTCAAGCCCCTGATTTTAAAACTAGTTGCGTGAAAAGTAATTCTCCTGAAGTACTCCAGGGGCCGCTCTCGAAGTGCTCTGGAACCACCCCCTGAACTCGGAGTTGACTCTGTCAACATCATTTGTGATTTTGTCTTCTATATATGATGCGTGGGATAGGCCGTGCGGGGGCCAGGAGGGGCCGCCACGGGGCTGGCGCGGCCAGGGGATACTCGGAGTTACCCCCTGTTTTCCACAGGCCTCAAAAATTCTGTGGAAAACTCGCTAACCCCAACGTGCTCATGGGGTTAGGAGGAAGTCCTTTAGAATCATAGGTATGCTGTAAAAGTAGCACCAGGTAAATCGATTTAGTACTTTTGATTTTTAAAAGTTGGAGCCTGGTTTAGTGTTGGGGACGGGTTTTAGTTTCGATCAGCGAGCGGAGCAAGCGGTTAAAAAAGTTAGAAATACTTCCCTGGGGACCTTGCATTTTCCGGCGAAGCCGTGTAAGATCGGGATGTAAGCAAATTCACCGCTCGAAAGAGCATCTAGAAAGAAGGATAAGATGGCTGCTACTAGCACGACTCCCGCCACCGGCGGAGTTGAAAAGTTGACGAAGGTTTACAAGTATTTTGATCTGAGCAATTTGACTCAGAAGACTAAAGAGGTCACGGCGGATTTCACGCCTGCCGCGAGTGTTGAGGAAGGTTCAGCGCGACTCGCTGATGAGAAGTTGCTTTTGGGCGCGATCAATGATCGGCTTCGTAAATTGACGTTGGCCCAGGAGCGTAAGAAGGTAGTTTCCGAAGGCGCGTCAAAGACTGCGGTTCTGAAGTTAGCCGCCGGGTTTCGTCAAGTGTTGCCTTTCTCTGCGATGTTGGAGACTGGGCCTAACGGAAAGCCCACTCGTGAGTCGAAGGTAAAACAGACGCGTGCGATCCTTGATGCGTTTCTCACCATGCCTTTCATCCTCGAGTCGCTAAAAGCGACGAGTGCGGTAGATGACGATGACGATGACGAAGGAGACGACGATAATTAGTTCGCCGAAGGCGAGTTCGTCGAAGGCGCGACGATAATTAGTCTAGCTTCCCCACTTGATTCTTCCGGCGAAGCCGCATTTTTCCGGCGAAGCCGGATTCATAAATCAGATTCATAAACTAAAACTAAATACTCTCTCGGCTCTCGCTCACCAGCGAAGCTGGGAGAGTTTTTTATTTTAGAATTAAAAATACTAGACGTTGTGGTTTTGCGCGTAGCGAGTCAGAAAATTCGGACGTGTGGGGATACCTGGAAGATGAGTTGACGCGTCTCAGGGCAAGTGTGAGCGATTTAAAGTTAGTTCTGTGAGCGTAGCGAGCGTTTAGAATTAGCACAAGAAAAACGATACGGAGTGTATTTAAATTGAACAAAGGAAAATCCCCGAAGGGATTTAAAATTCTAGTTCTTCCCGTTCTTCAGTTTCGTATAGCTCGCGCGGGTCTGACGTGATTTGTTCCGCGAGCGTAGCGAGAGCACAGGATTCACATTCAGGCCTAGTAGATGGGAATCCGCAAGTGTAGCAGACGTATTCGGGAGTGTTCTGTGTGTTCATGATCTATCCTTTGTATTCTGATTTGCCTTGTTGAAGTGTTCCGACGCCTGAAGCGACTTGTGTTTTGATCTTTTCGATCCATGCGAGACATTTCTCTTCAGTGTCGAAATGGTGCATATCATCGTACGATCCGGTTAGCGTGATATCGCCTTTGAGTGTGATTCCAGAATTGCCCCCCACTGATTTGGTTTTCAGGAAGTGTGAGATCAAATTGTACTCACAGGTGGTGAGAAAGTCTTTGTCGCAGAATGTCGCGGCAAGAGACGCTAGGTTTAGAAGTTCACTTGGCTTCTTTACTAAGATGCGTGACTCGTAACGATCCCCGGCCACTGTGTTGTCCCATCCTAGCCAAATCTCTACCTTGTTTCCACGAGCCTCAAGAGAAGAACAAAGCGAAAGGATGGCCGCGCCACGCATTATTTCGGTAGTGGTGGTCTGGTGAACTTCTGGGCTAAACACCAGCTTGATGTTTCGGCCACGCAAGTACTGGATCGAACAGAAGTGTTCTGGAATGCCTGAGAGCATCATTGGAATGTCCAACGTGCCGCCTGCTACATCATAGACTCTCTTACGTGAGTTGATGAACTTTGAGTGGTCGAACTTCGTTTGGAATGCCTGAATCTGAGAGAGAATTGACGGATCTGGTTCTCTCATGCGTTTGGTGTTAGGAGCCTTGTGCTTTATTTCGTACGGGAGTGTCTTGTAGGCTTGTTCGCAGTCCGTGAGATACGCTTCTAGTGAAAGCCACGTCACGATGCAAGATTTCGGGCGTGATGGGCGCAAGGGGTGCGGAACTTTGAATGAGTAGTTCATTTGGTTTTCCTTAGATGTTGAGCGGTAGAATCGTTAGGAGTGTAGACTTCTTTTCGTATTCTTTCCAGATACACATATCGAGCGATTCAGTGAGCGAGAATCCCGCGTCTAAGCAGTCAAAAAGGTTGTACGTTCCACGGGGGGAAACTACTAGCTCGTATCCAGTGGGATTTGCTGAATCTCCCGTTGTGCATTTGTCGCGTAGCGTCTGAAGCCATTGGACTATGCGTGGCGCGTTGTAGTTGACTTCTGGGAAGCTAATCGGCGTGGGGGCGTATGAAGCGACGGCTTGATCAATTTGGGCCTTTGTGTGAGTCACGAGGAAGGTTTCGAGATTATTATCGTACTTCCAGTTGATGAACTTGAATCTTTCGATGGCTGCAGCATCTTGACGTTGACGGCCAGGGAACATTCCCGAAGGGCCGCGAAGGAAAGTGTTTCCGTTGCCTATCACGATGCAATCAGGGTGTCTGGTTACTTCATGAAATGCCTCATCTTTGTTTCGACCTGGAAAGAAGTAAGATCCGTTATCTAGGGCATTATTAAGTTGCGTGAATACGCTGGCATTTGTGTTGTCCAACTCTGCAATGTCGATCACGCCACCGTTTTTGTAAATGTGGTAGAAAGGGGTCGGAACGAAGTCTCCATCTTTCTGCTGGAATCCAAAGATGGCACTGGGCATCGTGGCGTCGCTGAGAGCAATGAAGCAATACTCCAGGCCTATCGAGCCGTTGTGTGCACGTAGGCGCTTGGCAAGATGTTTAATCGCGTATGACTTGCCTGCGCCGGGTGCACCGCCGAGATAGATATTTATATCGCGTTTTCTGCAACGCGGATCGAGACGGAATTCGATGAGTCGTTCCAATGCGGGTACTTGGAAATGCTCGATCATTATTTGCTTGGCCGCTTTGACTGGAATTATCGGGGGTGCTTCTGGTTCTTTTTCTGCGATTCCAAGTTTGTCTGCGTTTTCCTTTGAAGGAACGTCTACAGGTTTCGGAGTCGGAGTTGGTTTGGGTTCTTCAGCTTCTTTCTGATTCCAAGATGGTTCCCATTTGGGTTTCGGAGTTGCGTTTGCGTCCTGGGGGTTCTGTGCGCCGTTAGGCGTGTTAGGCGTGTTAGGCGTGTAGGTGTAGGGTGCGTTCTTACCTTCGGGAATCTCATCTCGGCGTGCAGTTGTAGGGTGCGCGCAATTGTAGCAGCGCCAAACGTGTGGAACTAGAGGCATGAAGGAACCCGAATATTTTCCTCGTCGTTCTTTTGTCGGACTGTAGCTCCAATTGAAGGCTCCTCGTGGGATGATCCGGTTGCAGTTTGGGCAATGTGCGTTTGCTGTGATCGGAACAACTGACGGGTCGAAGGTTGTGTCTGGGTTTAGATATGGCATTTAGTTTCCTGGTTTGGTTTGGTTTGGATAGTGCTTTGTTGGCCGCTCTACACGTCGCGGAGCGGCCTGAAAGAACTATCGGTACAAATTAGTGATGTAGTTGGAAGGGCTAGTGATATCTATCAGGCCCAGGGTTCCGAATGTGGTGACCGTTACGGTTTCGCCATTGTGCAAGCGGAAAGAACATACGGTTTCGGTTAGAACATTGGCGCGTTCGAATTCGATGATTGAAGTAAAGGTTTTCATACGTTTAGTCTCGTTTCTGTTTAGATTTGTCGGACATTCCATTATGGGATGACTGTGCGTCTGTCAAGTCGTTAATTAAAGAAACTTAACATTACTGGGGGTTAATCTAAAATCTAAAAGCACTTTAGTATACAAAGTTCGCATGGGATTCTCGTATCCTCTATATATGCACAGCGCGGGAAAACCGGAGAGCGGCCCGAATTTAAAATGGGCCGCACTCGCTCTAGAATCGCTCAGGCGCGTTTGTTTTTTCCAACGTCCGACACTGCCTTTATTTTGACTTGGGAGATCCTGTACCAAATTCAGTTTTGCTACTATAATGATTTTACTTATTTCCACAACTTGTGAATATCAGCGTTACTTCTATTGATGTACGCGCTTACACTTATATTTGGGCCATTGCGTTATCCAATGTTCTAATGTTGACTGTGTTTACTTTGTATGATGTAGTGCTTTGCTATGATTTTAGTTTATAGTTTATAGTATAGTGCTTTGTGATGATATTTATTTATGTGATTCACCTTAGCTAACTGTTAGTTTGCGGTTTAAAGTGCTTTGTGTTATGAAGTACTTTGTGTTTTAAAGGACTTTGCGGCCCCACCCGACTCCCCAACCCGCACCCCGCGTGTACTTTATAATTATGTAGTAGCCCCCCTAAAGAAAAATGTACTTTAAAGAAAAATGTACTTTATACTTATGTAGTGACCCCCCTAAAAATGTAGCGACCCCCCTAAAAATTGACCCCGCCTTCGGCGGAAAAGAGTAAACGCAAAGCAAATAAAAAATAAAAATCAAATATGAAAATAAAAAATAAAAAATAAAATCTGGTGTGGTGGCCGCTCCTCGCCCCTGCGGGAACTCCCCCTGCGGGAACTCGTATCCTTATATATACGCTCACTACAGGGTCGAGTGACGCTTCGCGGGAAGATGCATGACACCTGCACGGAGTGTAAGGTAACAGAAAGTCCCCAACCAACTCATTTCATGGGAGATCTAGGTTTGACGCTTCACGGAATCACTGCTATACTCGCTTCAACGCCTACGCGGAGTCTCAAAACGGGCTTGCGAGACAACGCCACTTCGTGTGAGCCATTCACGATGTACCGCGTAGCGTGGGCCGCGCCCGGCTCCGACCACCGAACGCGGCCACCATTTTTACAAAATGACATCACACGAAAATAATGAAATCCGCGAAGCGGAACGAGAACTCGAACGCCTCATAAATAATCCATTGAAGCATTTCATGGATGCTATAAATAACACAGGAGGAAGTAATGATCCTGAAACCCCCCAGCGCGGCCAACGAGATACTTGAAAAGCATAAATCTGCAATTGCTAAGATCGAGCGAGAAACTCCAAAGCCTGTAATTAAGCGCAAACTTGAAGATCCTGCTACACGCGCACTTCGTGAAGCATCAATTCTCCCAAAACGTGAACTAGTTCTAATTGATAGAACAGATGGTGATGAAGTAACTCCTGCTGAAGCCGCAAGACGCGCTTTTGAAGATCAAGGACTCAGCTTTGCATTTATCGCAATGGAAGTAAATGAGATCATTAGAAATAGTGATCCAGTTATTAAGATGAAAGCCATTGAATTTGCAACTAAAATCCTCGCTAACAACGTCTCAGGACGTGACGAAACTCCACTTCCACAGCCTGTCGTGAACATCAACATCATGGCCCACACCTCCGGTGGGAGTAAAAAGAATGCATTCGATATATTAATTCCTGATTAGTTCTTTAAATAATATGGAAACGCAAACACAAATTCCGAATAGAATTTTCACACTTCATTATCGTCAAGGCGCGGTAATGAAATCTAAGAACTTTCCTTTCAATGGTAACCTGAAAGGCGCAATGGATAGAGCACGCGAACATTGCAAAGCAATGGGAATTAGATTCGTCCTCGTAAATCCACTCATCGTAGATCTTGAGTACCAAGAAAGAATTAAGAAGGAAAAGGGATTTTACGAAGAGAATGAGCACGGTGAAGTGGAATAGCTCCTTCGGGGCTAAAAGAGTTTAAGCCCCTTTGGGGCTAAAAGAGTTTAAATTTCTCGTTGAGTAGTTGGGTTCTGCTCGATGGGATTAATCACTAGTTATTTTCTGTGGTAACTAGTGTGGTGGTGGCCGCGTGTGCTAGTCCTAACCTCCTGGGCGTGCGCGGCCTACACTCCAACATGAAAGTAAAAACCCGGCGCAGCCGCTGGATGAGTAAATGAACCCGGCGCAGCCGGCCCACTCTTAATTATAAAAAGTAAGTAACCGGCGCAGCCGGCCAACTCCCCTTCGGGGAGAACAGAGTAAAGAAATAGAATCAGAACTCGCTTTTCGGGAGAATCAGAACCCGCTATGCGGGAAAATCAGAATTATAGTGCTGGCCGCGCCAACGGTTCCTCTCTGCACAAATCTTAGCGACGGCACCAGACAAGATCTTTGAATAAACCTAAATTGAAAAGTAGAGTCGGCGCGAAGCGCAGCCCACTCCCCTTCGGGAAGAATAAAAGTAAGAAACCTGCCGAAGGCGGCCAACTTAAGATTTTAGAGAGTTCAGCGAAGCGATGGACCTAAACTTCGAATTCAAAACCAAAGAGCAGGAGAAGTTCTTCTACTCAAAAGCACGTAATAATTGCTTCTCTGGAGGATTTGGAAACGGAAAATCGTGGATTGGATGCGCACGACAATTCATGATGCTCGCTTCTTACCCGAATTACAGAAGTCTCATCGGAAGAGAGAAATTTACGGATCTTCGCGAAACCACCATGAGGACATTCTTCAAGATATGTCCTGAAGAGTTCGTAGAAGCCCATAACATTGAGAAGGGCATCACAACTCTTAAAAATGGTTCGATGATCCTTTGGAAGCATCTGGACGCATTCAACGAACAATCCCTAAGGGGATTGGAGATAAATTCAGCTCTCTTAGATCAAGCTGAAGAGACTCGTGAAGCAACATTTTATGTATTAGATTCACGTATCGGTAGATGGGACCAAGCTCAGGTTCCAGATTACATTAAGGAACAGAGTGGATTAGGTAATGATTGGCCTAAAGAAGAGAGGGGTAATGATAAAGTCCCGAACTTCTTTGACATCTTGTGCAATCCTGATACGAAATTCCATTGGATCTATAAGAAGTTCCATCCTGAATCTCCAATGAGAGATCCTGATTACGGATGGATTCATGCTAAAACGGTGGCCGCTCTCAATGACCCCAAAACCATTGAGAATATGCTAAAGCGAGATCCCGAGTGGGTCGCAAAATACTTTGAAGGTCAATGGGGAGCGTCTTCAGCCCAACTTCATTACATGGATAACTCTTCTATAATTGATCTTCCAGCGGAAGAGATGTATGATTTTATGAAGATGGTCTTACGTGAAGGAATCCTTTACAGGTCATTCGATCATGGTGAAGCATCACCTTCATGTTGTTTGTGGGTTGCTCACTTCCGTGGCGTCTACATTTTCTACCGTGAATATTACGCTCCAAATACACTCATCGGAGATCACAGGAGAAATATATCTGATCTCTCCAGAGATGAGAATTACGCAGGGAATTACGCCGATCCATCTATCTTCAAGAAATCCACTCAAAAGAACGGGGCTTTTTGGACGGTGGCGGATGAATATCTTACTCTAGACATCAAAGCTTCCCCAATTTATTGGGAAGCGGCCGACAACAACGAATACGCCACGAGAAATAGAATCAACGAGCTTCTAAATAAAAGTGATGAATTTACCCACCCGGTCACGGGTGAGCGACACGCTCCAGGACTCTACTTTATCAAGAAGCGAAGCGACCACAACTTTGGGTGTTATAACGCCATCGATCAATTGTTGGCCCAGCGACGTGAGGAGCTTGGCTCAGATAACGGAAGAATTATATATGCGGATGATCGAGATACAAGTATCACAGATCACGCATATGATCCAATTCGTTACTTTGTTGCGATGCACTCGCGTGGGCTGAAAAATAAGCGGCGTGAAATTCCTCAGAGAAGTTTGATGGCATTTGATAGATTCGAGAAGATGCGTAATGTGATGCGCCCATTATCTAAAGGATCAATGCCCGCGAAGCGGGATTGGGTCTCGTAAGTTAATTAAGTAATGGAAAATAATTACTGGACAAAACGATTCCACGCGGCGGATCAAGCCTACGATTCGTGGGCTAATGAATATATGTGTCAAACGCTGGAGGAATACTACCGTGGAAAGCAATGGAATCTTCAACTCTCCCTCGGGCCAGATAACCGTCCCTACACTCTAAATCTGGTCTACTCCACCATCAAGATCAAGTTAGCGAATTATCTCGTCAACACTCCTTACATCATTGCAGTCCCCAAAGCAATTGACGCTTCATACGATCTTGAGCGAAGTCTGGCCTCCGCGCAGCGTAAAGAGGCTTACGTCAACACTATAATCCAAAACCCCAAGAACAAGTTCTCTTTTAACTTGAAGAAGTGTATCCGTGATGGCTTCTTTAGGTTTGGAATCATGGAAGTTGCGTATTCTGGTTCGTTTATCGAGAATCCCAAGGCACAGCGGCCAGAATGGGCGTCTGATACGGACAGTGAAAAGTCTAAAGATCGTATCATCACAAAGCCCGAACTCCTCACCGAAGAAGAGCACATCTTCTTTAGACGCATCTCTCCGAAGAATTTTAGAGTGTCTGAGCGATCCGAGGATTCTCTTGCATCTTGCGATTGGTACGGGTATTACGACTATGCAACGAAATCCGACTTCGAGAAAGCCACCGGAGAGAAAATTGGTTCAATTTCCAGCTCGGAAACTTCCGCAGAAGCTAAATATAATAAGGAAGAGAACGTAACCAACGTCAAGAACGCAGTAAAGTACTGGAAAGTGTGGGATAATAGATCACACAAGAAGTACATCGTTTTAGATAACGATGGGGAGATTTATTATGAAGAGCCATTTACCTACTCTCCTATCGTGGATTTTCGTTGGGATTTGGACTTTGATGGCTTTTACCCAATACCTCCGGTATTTCATTGGTTATCACAGCAAGACGAGATTAATGAGGCTAGAGAACAAGCCAGAAATCATAGAAAGAGATTCGTAAGAAAGTTTCAGGTTGGTAAGGGCGTCTTCTCTCATGAAGAACTTTCTAAATTCAATCATGGCCCCGACGGAACAGTTATTGAAATGGAGCGGGTTGATAATCCAGGAATCGTTCCCATAGGGAACGCTGATCTCGGCGCACAAGCAATTCAATCCCTTGGAGTAACTCGTGAAGACTTCAACATTATATCAGGAACTTCAAGCGAAGCGCGCGGAGTCGCGGATCGCCAAACTGCAACTCAAGCCCAGATTATCGAAAACAGGTCGAACGTTAGGGAGACCGCGGACACAGAAGACGTTAACACTTTTATCACAGAGATTGCTAGGCTTGCAATCATCACAGCCGGGGACCGGCTTACCTTACCAGTTATGGTTGAATCGACTGATAAGTCTTCCCAACTCTACCAAGAATACAAACCCGAGACGGAATATAAGCTCTTAAATCCTGCGGATCTAGATGATGGGTATGAGTTCAAACTTCTTGTAGACGTAAGTTCGACTTCTCCAGCGCAGAATGAAGTTGAAAAGACCAAGTTCATTGAATTCATTTCGATTCTCAAGAACTTCCCAGAACTAGCCATGAGTCCGCTTCTCATTCGAGAAGCAGCATATAAAGTGGGATATCGAAATGAGCGAGTAATTCGTGAGATGCAAAACGCGGCGTTACTTCAAATGATGGCCGCGCAGGGTGGGGGCGCTCCAGCCGCAGGCGGCCCACAACAGAGTGCAGGCGGAACTGGAGAGATGCAGCGCGTAAGCGAGCAAAATACTCCCCCAACTCAAGATGATATAAATAATCAACTGAACAATCAGTTAGTTCAATAGAAACTGGAGAATAACATGGAAAAATGGGAACAGTACAAAGCACTTCATGATGACGAAAACATCTCGTGTGATGATGCACTAGTAATTTCTAATTATTGCATCTCAAATCAGCTACCAGCACCAACTCTTAGAGTTGTGATGCCCTCCACTGCTTTTGAAGATGGCATGACCATTGATGACTTTGTTAAGCTCAACGGTTTTCCATCGGATGAACCTGTTCATGTCATGGGTAAGTGGGGAAGTAAAGTACCTGTGGAAATGAAGCAAGTTCGAATCGCTGCGGATAATAATGACGTAAATGAATATCCTGGTTGGGAAGATTACTTCTTGATGCTTAACGTCTCCAACGCACAGCAAAGAAGTAAGGAAGAAGCTGTGATGTACGTATTCCAAAATGATCCAGCTAAAGAACAGGAGTTCTTTGGAGATTTTGAAAAGTTATGAAGAAGAGTTCAGTAAAATTACTAGCAGCGAAACTGGCCGCGCGGCCGCCTTCGGCTAAAACGCCAAAAATGCGTAAATCCGTAGGTTATTAATCTTTTCATTTAACCAAATTAGGAAATTCAACAAATGGTAGAAGAAGCAAATGTCGATAATATTCAATCCCAAGAAGGGGGCATCACTGAATCGAGCGGGAACGTTCTTCAGGAAAGCCAAGGGACTGGGGACAGTGCGGGGACATCAACAGGGAAAGAAGGGAAAGACCTCTCTGTATCTGACTCTTCAACGTCCGATGACGAAAAGCAAGAGCAAACCTCAGCACTATCGCTTTATCGAGCACTAAAAGATCCCCGAACTGCAAAGTCCATTCTCACTGTTCTAGCTCAAGAGCATAACATCTCCTTCGGGCCGCGCGACACTCCCGAAGTAAAAGCAGAAAAAGTTAGTTCTCTCCGTGATGTTATCAAGGAAGAACTTGGCGATGAATACCAATTCCTAGCTGGAAAGCTAGGGAATGTGATGGAAAAGGTTTTAGCTAATGAGCGTAAACTTAGCGCAGCTCAACTAGCAGAAATTAGCAACCGCCAAGCGGAACGCGAGGCGGATGAGGCTTTTACTTGGCTTGCAGCAACATATACTGACGCAGGGGAGTACGAATCAGAAATAGCTGTACTCATTGAGCGTACTCCAATGCCAAAAGGCATTTCGGCTAAAGAACATCTTGAAGAGCTTTATGCGATTGCTAAACATCGAGGAAACAAGGTGAAGCAATCGAAAGCGTTAGCGGGTAAAATCACCCGCAATTCATCCGATCCAGATACAAAACTAAACGGAAAACGCCCGACTGACGCTGGAGTCAAGGCGCGGCCAGCAGAATCACTAGACGATGCCATAGCTAGAGCTATGGAATCCATCAAGTGATATAACAGGGATTCAAAATCCCGAAGGGATTTTTATGGCCATCACGTTTGGCGATACCTCAAATCCCTCAAATATTACTACTTATCTTGACGCGCTTTTTAGCCAAACTCTTGCAAATTACAGCAAGAAGATGATTGATAATATTGGTAAATCCAATGCACTTTTCCATAAACTAATTGCTGGTAATATGTATGAGGACGGCGGATCTGGAACTTACATTCAGATTCCGCTCATGACCGCTCTAAACCCCATCGACACGTATGAGGGTTATGATGAACTGAGTGTTGCACCAATTGAAGGTGTAACTTCTGCGGTTTATCAATGGAGCAGCATTGTTACACCCATCGTGTATGCAATGCTCGACGTTCTAAAGAACAGAGAGCGAATTGTTGATCTGGTAAAAACCAAGATCATGCAAGCTGAGATGGGGATTCAAGAAGGCTTCATGACTCACTTCCTCCAGGGAAGTGGAAATGGCGCATTAACAACTCCCAAAGTTAGCGCAGTGAATGGATCTACTTCTGTTGATCCTATCGCTAAACTCATCGAGTATAGCACAACGGCAGAGACGGTTGGAAACATTTCTGGAAATACCGAAACTTGGTGGAGGAATCAGACCTTCACTTCAGTTGCTACCACTTATGTTGGCTTCTTGAAAGAGATGGTTAACATGTATAACAACTGCTCTAAGAGCGCGGGCGGCCCACCGGATCTTATCCTCATGGATCAGGGTTCTTATGAGCTTTTCCACTTTGCGTTCTTCAATCAGTATCGTCAAATCTCAGAAGACCAAAAGTTTCCATTTACTAATTTCAAGTTTATGGGAGCCACGGTTGCATGGGATGAGAAAATTCCCAATGTCTTTGCAGGTACTACGGACACTTCTACCACAACTGGTGGAACGGCCTACTTCATCAATACCAAGTTTTTTAGGATGAAGTACATGAGCGGCAGGGATTTTGTGATGCTCAAAGATGAGAATGGCAAGAGTTTTGCTAAGCCCATCAATGGTGATTCTCGTGTGGGCCATATGGTCTGGACGGGAAATATCTGTGTGAATAATCGTCGCAAGCATGGTGTTCTTGGCAAAATTGCCAGGTCGCTCACTTAAAGAGAAAGGAGATATAAAGAAATGAATACTCCTCAAGTTGGCGCTCCTAGCAGTGGTGATCGTACCAGACTTGTAGTTAAAAATGATTCTGGTGTGTCTATTCCTCGTGGCACTCCAGTTTCGATGGGTCTTGATGGAACAGAAGATGGACTTGCCATCAAACTTCCTTCTGGACTTACAACGGACTTGGCTACGACTTTCTTCATGGGAATCACTACCGATACAATTGGTATTGGCGCTTATGGTGAAGTTGTATCTTTTGGTATTCACAAGAATGCCATTCTTCTTCGCGCAACGCGCGCTTCGGATACTTCAAATTGGGCCGGTTCGACCTCAATGGCTAAAGGCCAGCTTTTGAGTCTCGACACGGTTAATAATTGTTTTTCAACTGCCGCAGGTAGTGCAGCTTTTGCTTCAACAGACGCAACGACTTTCTACGGAAACCGTCTTGCGTTTGCGTTTTTGGCAAGTGATGTTGCTTCGTTCAATTCTACATTGAGCACGGCAACAACAAATGGTACGGCTCTAACGGTTTTGGCGAGAGTCTTCGTGAAGGCCCTCTAGCCCTTGCGGGATTTTAGCTTTGATCGTTAGAAGATTTTAGGTTTATTTTCCGGTAGACCTAGTATGGGCCGCTCCCCGTTACCCCCGGCGGGCGGCCCACTTTTTAAAATTCATATAAGTTTCAGCATGAAGAACAAAATTAATACACTAATCGGTATAAATAACTTATCTCAGGTAGATCAGCTTGCATACTCCAATCATATGCAATTCTTCTACCGCTTGGGCGTATATAAGGGAAGTGAGGATAAAAAGAAACTCACCCCCGAAGGTGGTAAAGACGTTAACTTTGCTCTATGTAATCCAAGACGTATGAGCATCGACAGGATGCGAAATGAAGCTGCTAAGGTTGCTCTTGAAGGTGATTTTGATTACCTTATGTTCATTGATGATGATGTCTTACTCCCAATAGATGCGTGGCATAGACTCGTTGAGGCGGACAAAGACATTATCTGTGGAGTCACGCACATCAGAGGATATCCGTATCATCCAATGATTTTCAACTTCACAGATCCTGCGTACAAAAAGAATTCTTTTGTAGATGACTATGAAGAGAAGGCGGATAAGGAGAGCGGCCTTCTTAAAGTTGACGCCGTGGGATTTTCGTGTTGCCTGATAAAAGTGGACTTACTTAAAAAAGTCATACCCCCATTCTTTGTCACAGGAACTCACCAAACTGAAGATGTATTCTTTTGTAAAAGAGCTGCGGAGCAGGTGGCTGATGTTAGCATCTTTGCACATACATGGGTGAAAACAGGTCATTTGTTAGGCACGGAAATTATTCACCCTGAGAGCGTTAAATTTCAAAAAGAATTTGATGAGAAGAGATATCCTGGAATTGAAAAGACTGTGAATCCTGAACGTCAGGATAGAGATCCAGCGTCTTTAATGGCTGTATTAGCTGAAAAATAAAAATATCATGAAGCTTAATTTAGCTTGTGGGCTTACTAAACTCGATGGGTATGTAAATGTTGACGTTAATCCAGAAGTTGAGCCAGATATGGTATTGGATGTCGCAGGAATTCTTCCATGGAAAGATGGGGAGGTTGAAGAGGTTGTATTCTTCCATGCCATCGAGCACATCGAGAAGCGATTCCACCTCTCCTTACTTTCTGAATTCCATAGAATTCTAGGCCCGAAGGGAAGACTGGTTTTAGGTTATCCTGAGTTTAGCGTATGTCTCAAGTTTTGGCTTGATAACTTTATGGGTAAGCGAGCTTTTTGGGAAAACTGTATCTTTGGCCGCCAGCTCGACCCCAAGGATTTTCACGTATGCGCGATGCACACGCCAGAATTGAAGGACTTCCTCCTTACGGTTGGATTTGAAGATATTGAGACTCGTAATGAGGAGAATAACGGAAATCCTCAGTACACTGTTTTGCGCGCCCGTAAAGGCGTGGCGCGGCCTACTTATGAGGACGTTCTAACTCAGCGGATCTTTGGAAATGTAAAACCGTTAAGTGTTGCAGTTTCTGATGTAAATAAGATGGTTGGAAATTAAATGCGCGCATATATTATTTCTGAAGTGGCATTTAAATCTTTTGAAGATGAGTTTTTACATAGCATAAAAGATGATTTATGTAATAAGAATATGCTCTCAACTTCATTACATGCCAAGTTTACTGATATTGAGCGTGACGAATTATATCGTATGCTTCACTGCCGATTTTATCAATTTAAACGTAAATTGGAATCCGTATGACTCGAGATGAGCTATCAGCTTTAGTCCAAACCAATCTCAACGACTCTGGAATCTTCACGACCCCTGAAGAAGTTCAAGA